ATCAGTCTCCACACAGAGAGGCTTTTATCATGGAGTGCTCAGACCCGAATAGCAGTCCATACGCAAGGAAGTTGGATAAGTGCATCAAAAAGATGGATAGGGAACAGAAACGCATAGCGAAAATCAAATTGAAATCAGACAAGAAACTGTCGAATATGAGCATTTAGAGAATTTTAACGTATCGGAGGATGTGCGTAATGGAAAGACTGGTAGAAATCACAAGAAGCTACTCGGAGTGCAAATTCTGTAATGATATTGCTGATATGTGCAATGAGATACCAGATTGCGCTCACTGCAAGAACAGAAAAGGAACATGGATAGATACAGTCACAAGTCTGTTTGGAACGAAAGCGGTTGTTGTTCTGGAGGATGGCAAAGTGGAGACATACCCACTGGATAGACTGAAAATTATCACAAAGAGGGAGAGATAATGAAAATCATTGAAGAAATTGGCGAAGCTGCAATGTTGGAACAGCTTGCGGAGGAATGTACTGAACTTGCAAAGGCAGCACTCAAAATGGCAAGGATCATACGAAAAGAGAATCCGACACCTGTAACGGAGAAAGAGGCTATCGCAAATATCAGAGAAGAGTACACGGATGTCGTACAGTGTGCCGGGGAACTTTCATTGACCGTAGATGAGGAACAGATGGCACGCAAACACGAACGGTGGGAAAAGAGAGTGAGGGATAGAACATGATACCATTCAGGCATTGCATAAGGGAACCGCACGGATCGGCAGTGAAATTTGAGATACTGGCAGCAGCACCGAATGAGTTTCAGGTACGTTACCCAGATTATGATTACATTAAAATGGGAACCGGACCGTCAGTGATGTATAACAGAGAACAATTACTGTGTTTCCTACTGGCATATGACAAGGCAGAGTGCCTTGAATTTATGGAAAAACTGTATCATCACATGGGATGGTCTACTGAAAAGCTGCATGAGAATCCGGCATTTGCCGAAGTGATAAAGGAGAAAGAGGCATGATAGCACGTTTCTTACAGAATATTGTCGTAAATGACATTGAGAAGAATATGGAAATGAATATTGATAAGGGCGAAGAACTCTTTGCCATCGACAGAGGAACCCATTATGAGCTGAGAAAGGCTGACGGATGGGGAACTATGGCTCCGAAAGAGTGCGAGGGCGAATATTATGAGATCATCAAAGAATAAAAATCCGTGTTTTGATTGCCTTGCATCAGAAAAAGAAAATGAGGAAGTGTGCAAGACCATACGGGCGATGCTGAATAAAAGCAATAGCGTACAGGTGGAAATGAAAGATCCGGGCAGCATAGGAACATTAACCATAGGGGATTGCACATATAATGTTTATCTTGGAAACACAACACTGAATAAATTGCGGTGTTTGCCTGATAAGGATGTGTATAAACGTGTATTCACACTGATAGAGGCGTAGGGGGAATATGGATGGAAAATGAGACCAAACCACAGCTCTTTATCATGGATGAACGGCTCGGAGATCCCATACCGCTTGCGGAAATTAAGGAAATATCCGAGCCTACACTGGATGAAGAGTATGATATGCCGGATATTGCTCATCTGAAAGAGGGATTTGAAGTACCTTTTGAAGTGAAAATGAAGAAATCTGCCATAAACAAGCTGTTCCGTCCATGTTTTGGCAGAGAACCATACGGAAATCTCAAAAAATGCGCCAAGTGCATACTGAAAAAGGACTGCGTTGTGGCGAAAATCGAGAATAATTTCAACATGAGATTAAGGGCATACAACCCTTGATAATAAATCACAAGGAGGACACCAATGGAAGAGAAAGAAAAGAAACCGTGGAGACCGCCAGAAGCGGCACATTTACCAGATCCGATAGCGTTTGCCATGCAGGGTTTTGAACGTTTTGGATTACCGAAAGAACGGCTGATACCGCCATTGCAAACATTTGACAGAGTGATGCAACACTCGGCATTTACCGAAAACCGATGGTGGGAAAGTGCAAGACATGTAACGGCAGCATCATCATCGGAAGAACAGTGGCGGAGAGTGAGCATCGAAAGAGCACGTTGTCTCGTAGAACCATGGCCGGATTTTGATGATATACCGGTTGCGAGTATCACAGAGGATTTTTCACAGAAATGTCAAAATGCCACAATCGGATTATTAAGAGATCAGGTAATAGCATCATGCGCTATTCCGGGAGAAACATTGTTTGGAGACATTTTTAACCAGTTAGGTATTAAGGAGGATAATATGTATAGAAGTTTAGCGGACAAGAAATTTAAGAGAGTAACTATCGAGTGCGAGGACGGCACGACTTACGCAGGAAAAATCAATCATGTATGTGGTAGCCCGTATCGTTGGAACAAACTGTGTGTAGAAGCAATGGTTGAGGACAAACCTATTGGAGCATACGGTATCGAGAAAGTCCTGTTCCAGAATCCGGCAACAATCGTATTTTGGTCTGACGGCACAAAGACGGTTGTAAACTGCATGGATAATGTGGAAATCAAGAAAAAGGTTGTTGATGGCAAGGAAGTAACCATTCGCAAACCTAAAAAGGCTGATACCTATTCCAAGGAAAATGGTCTGGCTATGGCTATCGTAAAGAAGTGGGCTGGCAACAACGGAAATTACAACAACATCTTCCGCGAGTTCATTCCTGAGATGGCACAGACTGAAAAAGAGGCAAAGAAAGCCGCCAGAAAAGCTAAAAAGGCACAGAAATCGGAGGAATAACCAATGACGCTGAGGGAATTTGCCAAGGGATATGACGGCAACATTATGCTGAAAGCATTTGAGAATGAGAAATCAACAACTCCGACAGCAATTATGATGACTCAGATTACGGATTCTATCAAGGATGAGGTTCTTGACAAGGAAGTATACAGCTACACAATGGTCTGTGCTTCATTGTTTGAACGGTATCTGAGAGTGAATTTTGAAGCTGTGCCGGAGATCCCGGATGAAACGGAGGGAACTGAATGAGAAAGATATTTTTTGACACAGAGTTTACCGGTCTGCATCAGAATACAACGCTCGTAAGTATCGGACTGGTTTCTGATGAGGGCGAAAGATTTTATGCGGAGCTGACCGATTACGATGAGACACAGTGCGATGATTGGATTACCAAGAATGTGCTAGATCATCTGCTCCTGAGTGGCAACACGGAGCTGGAAAAGGAACTGGAAGAGGATGAGCTTACAACCAGAGTGATCGGCAACAGGGACGATGTGAGAACGGCATTACTTAATTGGCTTGATTGTTTCGGAGATGATATTCAGTTTGTCTCAGATGTGTGCCATTACGATATGGTTTTATTATGCGAACTGATTGCAGACGGAGCTATATTGCTGCCGGAGTACATCAATCCGTTTTGCCACGATCTCTGCCAGGACATTTCAATGATTCTGGATATTTCAGAAAAGGCAGCTTTTGACATTTCGAGAGAACAGCTCCTTACAAACAGAGGAATTGATTTGCCGAAAGGTCAAAAACACAATGCACTCTACGATGCGGAAGTTATCAAAGCGATATACGAGGACTTTTTCTCCGTGGGGGGTGTAAAACAGGGAGGAAAAAGGAACCATGTCTGAGCAGGAAATGATAAAGAAACTCGGAGAACTTACGAGTGAGGTCGAAAAACTGAAAGCAAACAAGAAATCTCTGGCAGAAAGAAATATGCAAGCAGAAAAAGAGAATGATGATCTGAAGAAACAGATTGAACAGCTTGAAAGTTTCAATGCAGAGTTGGATGCCACAGTCAAGAAACAGACTGAAATGCTGAACGGTGGAAAGTTATATGAGGACTATCAGGAAGTTTGCATTAAGAACAGCAAGCTCAACGCAACGGTTGATGTTCTAGTAGAGAAAATCAGTATGTTAAAGGCGGTGGGCTGTCATGGATAATGGAATGGAACTCAGAGTGAAAGATTATTGTGCTTTCTGCCCTGATTTTGATGCTGATGTTGATAAGGTTGATATTACTGTATTGGCGGATCACACACAAAGGGCATTAACGACTATCAGATGCATCCACGCCGAAAAGTGCGAAAGAATATACGGGAGAATACAGGAGGGCAGAACTAATGAAACAACGGTGGTACAAAGTAGTGTTTGAAACTATTGAGAGAAAACCAATCCGCAGAACTGTTACCGTATGCAGCACGGACAGTGTTCATGCGTCTGCTCTGGTATATCAACAGTTCGGTAGAAAGAAAATCAAGGTAAAATCTGCCAAGAAAGTAAAGGAGAGCGAATGATGGATAATTTGAACTTGAAACCGCAGTCCCCGGATGAAGTAAAAACCATGATGTGGACTGGGGAAAATCAGCGTGAAATGTTCGATCTGCTTACTTGCGGCAAGAAAATTGATGATTATATGACTGCCAGTGGAGAGAACTTTTTCATAGACCATAGCACCGTAAAAGGCGGGTTGGTGCTTATTGCCAACATAGGAAATCAGTGCGGATGCAAAATACCGGTAAAGATAGGAGATTATGTGTGCGGTCGCAGATATGGAGATAAATGGTGCTTTTCCGTTGCAGACGGTACGGCTTTCGAGAACAATACTTGTGGAACTCTTGAAAAGAGAGATGGGAAAGAAAAACCGATAGACATATTCAAAAACCAAGAGCAGTTAGAAGAGTGCCTGAGAGAGTGGCAACACAGATTATTCCTTGATGGGTGGCTAATACTGGCACACGTTAAGGATAAGATTATGAACCCTAATGGAGAAGAGGTAATTGACGCTGCCGGATATAACACATTCATATTTGAATCCAGTCAGGCAAACATCCAGTTACTCAGCGATGAATCTTACAAAGAGAACAATACATTGTTCAAACACTGCATGGAAAAGGATCTTGTGCATGAACTTTTACATTGCAAGTACGATTGGATGGGATGTCAGGGTGGAACCTATGAGGGCGTGTATCTGGATGCGACCGAACACCAGAAGCG